AGTGGTCATTTTGGATGAAGCTGATTTTCTTACTATCCAAGCGCAAGCTTCACTCCGTAATATTATCGAAACTTTCTCACGTACGACGCGTTTTATTATGACTTGTAATTTTGTAGAGCGTATTATTGATCCTCTACAATCTAGATGTCAAGTACTTAAAATTGTACCCCCAACTAAAAAAGATGTTGCTAAACATTTACATTGGATTTGTAATGAAGAATCAATTACACATGAAGTAAATGATTTAGTACCCTTAGTTAATCAATATTATCCTGATTTACGTAAGTGTATTAACACTATACAATTATCAACTGTAGATGGTGGGGCAAATGATTTATATCTTAGTTTAGACCAATCAGTATTAGTATCATCTAATTATATAGATAAAGTAATCAATGCTTTATCAGAGGGATCTAAACATAATAAAATAGATTGTTATAATGATATACGTCAAATTATAGCTGATGCTAATGTAGATGATTTTGATGAATTATTCAGAGCACTATATGAACGTGCATCTGAATATCTTTCAAATAAAGAAGGCACAGTAGCTATTTTAATAAACGAACACCAATATAAAGCAAATTTCCGAATCGACAAGGAAATAAACACAATGTCGTTAATTCAAAACTTAATAAATAATAAATAATTATGGAATCACAATTAAACCAACCTCAAATTGATCTAAAAAACACTAGTGAAGTTAAAAATTTTAATGGGGGTTACTTATTCCAACAAGGAATAATCCTAAGAAAAGTATCTAAATTTGTAGCTGGAACTAATGAAGATGCTATCATGCCAATCCCTGTATTTTTTGATCCTGAAACAAACAAAATCTTAACAGACTCAGTACCTAAGGATTTAAGGGAAGAAATGGCTGATGAATTGTGCTAATATATTTGATTGGTTAAAACATATAAACCAGTATAAAACCCCAACCGACAAGTTTTCTGACAAAGACTGGGAAGTTTTTAATAGTTATATGATTCATAGGTTTTTATCTATGGATAATTCTAATATTGAATTAGTAAATGAAATTCAAGAAATATTGCCTACTGATAAAAAGAAAATATATTCTATTTATAAAGAATTTATTCCTAAAAATAATAAATGGAATAAGTATATTAAATCTAAAATTAAACAACCAAATAAAGATTTAATAAATTATATTAAGGATTATTATGAATGTTCTTTAAAAGAAGCAAAAGAATATATAGGTATGTTGGGTTCTATAAAAATAAATCGTATATTGCACAATATAGGATTAGATAAAAAAGAAATAAAATCCTTATTAAAATGAAAATACATTTAATTCAAATATCATCAAATCCATTAGATTCTAAGGAAATTAAATCTCATTCTGATTTAAATAAATTAGATGTAGATTATATTAGACATATAAATCCTAATTTTACTGAGATGCCCCCCTCAAATTTAGCATTTGGTGAAAAAAGTGATATTAAAATGACAAAAAAATATGATGAATGGGGATTAACACCTCCTCACTATGGTTGTTTTAAATCCCACACTCAGGCCATAGCAGCAGCAATGTGTAAAAATAGCCCTACTATTATATGTGAAAATGATACTCATATTCCTAATATTGATTTAATGAATAAAAAAATTAAAATTGGAGCTGAGTATATGGTAAAAAATAAATATAAAATATTAAGATTTGAAACTCCTTCTCATAATAATGAAGAAAATAGAGGTTGTTATAAACAACTAACAAATGACTTATGGGAAAGTAATAGAATGATTGGGGCTTACTGTTATATGGTAAACCCTAATTTTAAAATTTGGTGGTTAGACACCATTTTGAATAAGGGATGGCATGCTTGGGATATATTTTTAAATTATATATTTACCACAGAACATATTCCAATGCTAAGTTTTAAAGAATATCTAACAGATTTCTATAGAGGAAGTTCAATTATTGACCCTGGATATAAATAAAAATAAATAAAACTATTATTAAAATGACAAAAGAATTATACACTATGTTAAAAACATCTGCTGAAGCAGATAAAGCGAAAGCGTTATTATCACTTGAATTATTAGGCAATAAGGCAGTTGGAATTGGAGATCATTCAACTGAAGATTTTTATAAGAATGCTGAAGAAGCCCTTATAAATTTAGTTGATGCGGATGATAGATTATCAACACTAAAAAAATATTTTAATAGTAAAGAACAAGTTAATGGGTGATACTATAACTAAGTGGCATGAAATGCAAGAAGATATGAGCGATAGAGAAATTATGGATGCTAAACATCCAGAAGCAGCAGCAGTAAGAGTATTTGAAAAAGAATATCCAGAATTATCAGATGAGTTTAAACAAATACAAAAAGAAATGTATGAAATGTTTGCTCGTAAACATATGGATTATGGCTTAAATAATATTGCTTTAGGTGGAGATATCGTTAATAATAGCGATGATAAACAATTTTCACTAACTGGGTTATGTATTAGATTAACTGATAAAATATCACGATTAAAAAACTTATTAATTAATGGTAAAGCATTTGTTGAGGGTGAAGGCATACAAGATACATTTATTGATATAGCTAATTATGGAATAATAGGTCTTTTAGTAGGTCGAGATAAATGGAAAAAATAAATTATATTGAAAAAATATCTCTCAATATTAGTTCCAAGTAGGAATAGACCAAAAAATGTTATAAGACTTTGTGATTCTTTATTTTCTAGATCTAAATTTCCTAACCATATAGAAGTTTTATTTTATTTTGATGAAGATGATAATTATTTAGATGAATATCCTTCTTTACTAGAAAAATATAATCAAAAATATCCTTTATCCATTAAGATAGAAATAGGTCCTTCTTTAATTTTAAGTGATTACCCAAATAAACTTTATAAACTAGCAACATCAGATATATTTCTTAATTTAGGCGATGATAATATATGCATTACAGATAATTGGGATGAAATTTTAATTAATAATATTAATGCTTGCCCCAATAAAATGAATTTTGTATATTGGAATGATGGTTTTTGGGGAGGAAAATTAGCAACTCATCACTGCCTTCATCGAAATTATGTAGAATGTTTAGGATATTTTTACCCCCCAATATTTGATTTTGGTGAAAGTGATAGATGGATGACTGAAGTAGCTAAAAAATCTAATACTTCTCATTATATAGATAAAATTCTTTTTGAACATTTACATTATAGTTTTAATAAAAGTGAATTTGATTCTACTTACCAAAAAAAAGAGGAATCTGATAAAGAATTAAATAATGTTTTACTTTATAATAGAACCACATATTATAGAGAATTAGATATTAAAAAAGTTATAAATAAAAAAAATAATTTTGGCTAAAAAAATCCCAAAAATTATAAAGGAGATTAGGAATAATCCCCCATCACCTATAAATTTTGCATTTCAAAAGAATATTTCTTATTCTCAAATGTCAATATTTAGAGGATGTCCTCATAGGTGGAAACTACAGTATAAAGATAAAATCAAAAGATTTACATCTTCTATACATACTGTATTTGGAACAGCTATACATGAATCGATGCAACATTACCTAGATATAGCATATGAAAAATCATTCGCAGCAGCAGATAGGGAAATAGATATAAAAGAACATTTTCAAAATGTTTACATATCTGAATATCAAACACAATATAAGAAAAATAATAATGAACATTTCTCAGATGCTAATGAAATGAGAGAATTTTTTGAAGATGGGGTTGCTATATTAGAGTGGTTTAAAAAGAAACGTACAAGATATTTTTCTAAAAAAGGTACATATTTAGTTGGTTGTGAATTACCAATTATAATAGCGCCAAATAAAATGTATAACAACGTATTATACATGGGGTATCTAGATGTTGTCACATATTGCGAAATAACAGATACATTTAAAATAATCGATATAAAAACCAGTACTAAGGGGTGGAACGATTATGCTAAAAAAGATGAAGATAAACAATATCAATTATTATTATATAAACAATATTTCTCTGAACAATATGGAATACCATTAAATAAGATTGAAATTGAGTTTATGATATTAAAAAGGAAAGTGCTGGATATGGATGACGAAAATATAATGTCACCTTATCAAGCATATAGGGTTCAACAATTTACACCACCTAGTGGAAAAATTAAATTAGGAAGAGCAAAATCTGCTATTAATAATTTTATTAATGAATGTTTTACCTCAAATGGGGATATTAAAGAAAAAAATTACCCCCCAACACCATCAAAATGGACTTGTAATTTTTGTCCTTATAAAGAAGAAAAAGAATTATGTGGAGAAGGTATAATCTACTAATTTTTGTATATATGTATACCCAAATAATGTTATTAAAATAAAGACTATGAGCGTAAAAAAAGATATGACACTAACAAGTGTTAAAGTCAAAAGCGATTTATTCGAGAATTTTAAAATTGAATGTGTAAAAAGAAAATTTTCCTTTCAAAAACTTGCTGACCGTAGTTTGTTTTTGTATCTTACGGATGAAGATTTTCGTAAATCAATTACAAACCAAACTAATCTCGAACTATAAATCTAAAAATAAATGAATAAAAGTTTTAAACATCTTCCTAAAGACAAAAGGAAGAAAATATTATTAATCTGTGATGATATTAGAGTCCATTCAGGAATAGCTACGGTAGCAAAACAAATAGTTTTAAAAACTGCTCACCATTTTAATTGGGTTAACATTGCAGGTGCTATTAAACACCCTGAAGTAGGAAAACGATTAGATTTATCCCAAAGTGTTAATGATGAAGTAGGAATCCCAGATAGCTCGCTAATGTCATATCCTGTAAATGGATATGGGGATGCAAATATTATTAGAAAGATTATGGAGTTAGAAAATCCTGATGCTATAATGTTAATTACTGATCCTAGATATTTTATCCATATTTTTAATATGGAAGTAGAACTTAGAAAAAAAGTACCAATTACTTATTTAAATATTTGGGATGATTACCCCGCACCTATGTACAATCAACCATATTATAAAGCTTGTGATTTACTAATGGGTATATCAAAACAAACTGTTAATATTAACAAAATTGTATTAGAAGAAGATGCTAAAAATAAAGTAATTAGATACATACCTCATGGTTTAGATCATAATATATATAAACCTTTAGATGAAGATGATCCTCAACTTGTTGACTTTAAGAAAAACTTTTTTGGAAATGACATTCCTGAATTTGTTGTATTTTTTAATTCAAGAAATATTAGACGTAAATCAATCCCGGATACAATGTTAGCTTTTAGATCTTTTTTAGATTCTTTACCTAAAGAAAAAGCAGAAAAGTGTAAATTATTAATGCATACTGAAAAAGTTACGGATGCTGGAACTGATTTATATAAAGTAAATGATTATTTGTTTGGAGAAGATTATCCAAATGCTGTTAAATTTTCTCATCATAAATTAAGTTTAGAAGAACTAAATTATTTATATAATATCGCAGATGTGCAAGTGTTAATTACATCAAATGAAGGATGGGGATTAACTTTAACAGAAGCTATGCTCTCAGGAACCCCAATAATAGCAAATGTAACAGGTGGGATGCAAGATCAAATGAGATTTATTGATGAAAAGGGAAAATGGTTTGTACCAAGTCCTGATGTGCCATCTAATCATAGGGGTACATACAAAGAACATGGTGAATGGGCATTCCCAGTTTACCCAACTTCTAGATCAATTCAAGGTTCTCCTCCAACACCTTACATTTATGATGATAGGTGTGCTTGGGAAGATGTAACTGAAAGATTTAAAGAAGTTTATAATTTACCTAGTAAAGAAAGAAAATTATTAGGGTTAAAAGGAAGAGAATGGGCTATAAGTGATGAAGCAGGTTTTACAGCAGAACACCAAGGTAATAGAGTAATGGAGGCATTTAATACTTTATTTGATACTTGGAAACCTAGAGAAAAATATGACATTACTAATGCCACAGAATATAAAGGACACCATTTAAAACATAAAATTTATTATTAATGAATAAACCAGTTTTTGTAATTAGTTGTCCCTTTGATACCTATTCTGGGTACGGGGGAAGATCAAGAGATTTAG